GGGGTTATCACCTTGAATGTGAGGTGTTGATTATCAACGAACTGCGCCAGCCCGAGGCGTCTGACCGCCGCGCCCTTGAGAACAGTTTGAAACCCGTGATTGCCGCGCCCCCTGAATACTTGTCAATTCAGCGTAAGGGGCTCGCCCCCTATGAGGCGGTCAACCGTTTGCAAGTGGTGGCGTTCTCAAATGAGCGCATGGCGATCACCATCCCCTCAAATGATCGCCGTTGGTTTGTCTTGTGGTCTGACGCCCTTTGCATGGACTCGGACGCCGCCGCCCGCATGTGGGCATGGTACAAGGCGGGCGGGTTTGCGGCGGTGGCGGCTTGGCTTGCATCCCGTGACGTGTCGGCCTTCAATGCGGGCGCTGCCCCTCCGATGACTGAGGCCAAGGCCATCATGGTCGAGACGGGCATGTCCGGCGCTGAGTCGTTCTTAGTTGAGATGATGCGCTCCCGCATTGGTGAGTTTGCCGCCGGTGTACTGGGTGGCCCGTGGCAGTCGGTCTGCGACCGCCTGACTGGACAAGCCCCAACCGGCATGAAATTGCCGGTGGCGGCTTTGTTGCATGCCTTCCGCGAGGCGGGCTGGGTTGACATGGGTCTGCTTAAGTCGCGGGCGCATACGACCAAGAAGCACATTTTCTGCGCCCCTGATATGGTCAACCGTGGCAAGTCAGAATTAAGAGACGCGGTGCAAGTGTTGCCGGATTCTAAAATCGCGCCGCTTGTCCGGCTGGTGAAGTAAAAAAAAGCCCGCGTAAAGCGGGCTTGTGAGGTGTGGCAACCGTTACAGATCAAGGAGAATTGACAGTAACGCGCCCAGTATAAGCGCAATTAGTAAAACCATCAATACCGCCTTTGGAGCGCTTCCATGGCCCCACGGTTAAGCAACCGGCGCGCGTCCGGCCCCTCGGCCTGCGCCCGTTTGTATTCGTGTTCGTTGGCCTTGCCCTCCTCGTGTTGGTACCCAAGGTCGATGTAATAGTGTTCAGAGTAGGTCAACGGCCTGAACGGTGCCAATGCTTCGGCGATAACTGGGTGGGTCATTTGAGCGCCTCCGTCAAGATACATTGAGCCGTGTCGATGTCGCCCAGTTTGAGGGCGTCAAGGGCTTGAATAATGGCCTGCTTAGGCGTGATTTTGCGCGCCTTTGGTGCCGGTGGCGTCCAGTCGGGGTCTAATTCCTCCAGCACTTCAGGAAACGCGCCATCGTAAAGCGCGGGCGTGCCGTGATAGTTTGCGCAGCCGTGCGCGCAGTCAATCATGCGGCGGCGCTCATTTAATCGGATATAAGCGCGTACGTATTCACACGCGCTCATGTTTGGGTTCCACTTTGGATAATCGCGCTTCTCACTGACTGTTTTAGCCTTGGGCGGCTTATCCATGGCGGCGCGGTATTGCATCGCGTTTTCAGGCTTGCATTTTACGGCGATGCCGTGGTGTGTGAATTCGATCATGTTATACATCCCAGTCTTCGGTTGAAATTTTGATATTGCAAAAGTCGGCGTGCGCCGCGTGAATATGCTCACGCATAAGCGTGCAAATGGCCTCGATTAACTCGCTACCTACTAGGTCGTTAATCGTCACCGTGGCGAACGGTTCGGCCTCGATGCCCTCCGGCGTGAACGCGTTGCCACGGTGAAAGGTTATTTTTGTGCGGTCGTAATGGTTCATAATTTTTTAATCCGATAATCTGCGGGGTCATGGTCTAATAAAAAGTTGTTTTTCGCGGCGTAAGCCATATCGTCAAGAAAGCCCGCAAGTTCTGCGGCGGCTTCGGCGTAGGTGTTGAACTGAACCGGCTCCACGCCGTCCTCCGTCCATGTGTTCTCCCATTGATTGAGAAAAGTCAGGGTTTGTACTTCGTAGGTCATTTTGTTTGCTTCCTTTTCCAAAGTTCATAATTCTGTTTTAAGCACCATTCGTCGCCCGTTTTGGGCGTGTAGTTTTCCCATTTTTTAATGTACGCGGCGCGCTGGGCGTCTGTTTTAGGTTCGTAGTAAAACTCAGGCGCGCTCTTGCCAAAATATTTATCGTGCCAAGGGTCTTTCATATTTCCTCCACCGTGGTGTCCGTCCATTCGCCCGTGTGCAAATAGTCGCCTTCATCGCGTTGCAGCATGCCAAGGGCGATATTCTCGGCCTCGGTTTGGTCTTGGGCTTCCACGGTGTAATTGGCCCAAGTTTCATATTTAAAACAAACTTCAAACGTTTTCATAAAGTCTCCTTTGGTACATAAGTGCGTGCGGTTTTGTCGTAGACCATGACTGGGCCAATAGCGTGGTCAGTCATGCTCAATTTTTCATAAGCGGCGTAAGCGGCTTCGTAAGTGGCATAAGTGCCAACAACTTGCCCAGTTTCTTTGTGGATTATTTCGTGGGGTGTCATGTGTTGCTCCATTGGTTTGCCATGGCGTTTGCCATGCCTTTAAAAAATTTACTTCGGTTTTTTGCGTCATCGCCCCTTTTTGCTGCGCCCAGTGACTTCCCGCCTAATTTGCGGCTTGTCCCAGAGGGGCAAAAAGGCACAATGCCCTCAGTGATAACGTCAGTCGGCACAAGCGGCGGTAAACCCTTAAGCCATAGCAAAGTTTTCTTTGTGTACGGTTCGCCAAACATCCACGGCTGGATTGTTTGCGTCTCAGTAGGCAAACCCACAATGTTGAGGGGCTTTGGGTTTTCCACGCATATCCGAGGAATGGGCGCGTTGAGTAGCGCAAGAAAAAACTCTTTTGCCTCCATTGCCTTAGCCAGTCGCTCAGGGTCAACAACGCCCTTTTGTGGGTACATCCGGCACGCACCCGCGTTTGACATATAAGTGCATGGCGGGTGCGCGATCATTAAATCCCAGCCGTGGTCAATGATGTCCATGACGTTGCATTGATAGTGATCGCCCAGCGGTGACTCACTGGGTAAAATGTCGCATGACGCGGCGTAATGCCCAGCCCGTATGAATGCGTCTCTCACGGTGCCGGAATACTCGCAAGCAACCAACACCCTCATTCTTGATTCTCCGCGATGTAATCGTCAACCATGTGCTTGGCAATTTCGTACCAATTGACGGCTTGCAAAAAAGCGCGGGCGTAATCTTCCATTAAGCTAGACGGCGCGCGTTCGTCATACCTGACGCCGGAAAAAATAATCTCTTCGGCGTACTCTTCGATCTGCTTAGAAAATTCGTATATATCAACTTCGGCATTGTCTGCGCCGTCAAAATCTGACGCCTCCATGCCGTCAAAAACTTCCAAGTTGACGCGCCATGTTTCGTAATTTGTCCAGCCGTTATATGTTTTGTCAGTCATTTTTAGCACTCCGTTGAATAGTTGAAATGAGCGTTGAGCATTGCCAACGCGTCTACTGTTTTTTGGTCTAATTTGTAATGAGTCAATGGGTCAACTACAAAGCGCCCGCATTCACTGAAATTAGGGTTGAAGATCGTCGCGCCCTCTAACTGAATGGCATAGACGGGTTCGTCGTTTACATTTTGAATTAGTACAAAATCCATGATTAACTCCAAAGAATGTCGAAGTAGGCCAATGCGCCTACGGTTAATAAAAGGCCGATAACTACGGCGGCGGCGATGTCATAAATTGTGTGTTTCATTTAAGCTCCTTAATTAAATAGTGCTTTACAAAGCGCGTCTGCTTCGCTTGAGTCAATCGCCGTTCTGAACGCGTCGACATACTCAGCAAATTGAGGGTGATCGGAGCGCAGCTGAACGCCGCCAGTTTTACGCGTCGATTCGACGATCAAGCCTGAGTTATTAAGTAGATGCACCGCGTAGTTTGCGGATTGATGGAGAGTTAACATCGGTTGCCCTTTCGTTGTTGATGTATGTATTGTAAAAGATTCTTTTACATTGTCAACAACTATTTTCTAGGGACAAACCCTAGGTTGTGGGTTGTTGTGGTTTTGTGTGGGTAGCGAAAACGTGCCTCAATGACTCACGGGTAAATGCTTGTTGCATATAGATAAAAGCTTGTTGTGTGTCAATGTGAGTTATGTTTTGTTGATAACTAAAAAAAATATCTGTGTGTAAGTTTGTGTAAGGCTCACCGTTTTGGACGCGCTTGAAAGTACCGCTCACGACTGCCCACACTGCCCACAAACTGCACGCGCAAAGTTTGTGCCTTTTCCATGTGTGTTGTTGTGAGTCATAAAAAAGGAATGACTCACAATGACTCACAAAGCATGAGGCCGCGTGGCCATGCGACACAATGACCGGCGGCAACGTGCCCACAATGACCCACGGAAAAGGACATTTTGCTTGAGGGGGAGGGGGTAGGGCCGAGCGCAAAGGGCCAACGAAAACGTAGCGTTCACGAACAATTTTTTATTTTTTGATATATGATCGCACCCACGTGCAACCTGCATGGAGAACAAATGTTCCACTCGATTCCATTTACACCGCGCAAGGTCGAAGCGACCGAATCGCGTCTAAAGGCTGTATATGACGCAGCCAAGCTAGGCCTCAAAGGCGACGCACTCGCATTGGCCGCAGGCATGCTGCCCCAAGAATACCGACAGCTCACGCAACTTGACCCCGTGGTGGAACTGGCCGCGCAAAAGGGCAAGGCAGACGCTGAGATAGAGATGGCCAACGTCCTGCGGTCTGCCGCCCTCCAAGGCGACGCTAAGTCAGCGTTAGAAGTCCTCAAACATCAACACGGCTGGGTGGCCAAGCAGGCTATCTCGGTTGAGGTCGACCAGCGCATCTCCATCACTGGCGCACTGGCCGAGGCGCAGAAAAGGGCGCTGACAGTCGAAGACGCAAACATCATAGAAGCTCAAGTCCATGCAATCGACCATATACAGCGCTGAAGACGAACAGGAACTCATGGCGCGTCTATGGGCGCCAGCGATCAAGGACAACCCACTGGCGTTCGTCATGTTCGCGTTTCCTTGGGGTCAGCCTGGCACGCCACTGGAGCATTTCAAAGGCCCACGCAAATGGCAGCGTGAGGTACTCACTCAAATTGCCACGCACATACAAGAGAACAAGGGTCTGGTTGACTTCAACACCTTACGGCACGCTGTCTCATCTGGCCGTGGTATTGGTAAATCGGCCTTAGTGTCATGGATCACAATCTGGATGCTTACAACCCGCATCGGCTCCACGACCATTATCTCGGCTAACAGTGAGTCTCAGCTCAGGTCAGTCACATGGGCCGAAATTACCAAGTGGCTGGCCACCGCCATCAACAGCCATTGGTTTGAAGTGTCGGCCACCAGACTGATGCCTGCCAAGTGGCTCACGGAACTGGTCGAGCGTGATCTTAAAAAGGGCACACGCTACTGGGGCGTCGAGGGGCGGCTCTGGTCAGCGGAGAATCCCGACGCCTACGCCGGTGTTCACAACTTCGACGGTGTGCTGGTCGTGTTTGACGAGGCGTCTGGTATTGACGACAGCATCTGGGCGGTCACCAGTGGATTCTTTACCGAGAACACGCCTAACCGCTTCTGGATGGCGTTCTCCAACCCCCGCCGCAACACGGGGTACTTCTACGAATGCTTTAACAGCAAGCGGGAGTTCTGGTCGACTAAGGTGGTGGACGCGCGCACGGTCGAGGGGACGGACAAGCAGGTCTATCAGCAGATCATCGACGAGTATGGGCCTGAGTCGTCCCAAGCGCACGTTGAGGTCTACGGTCAGTTCCCATCTGAGGGCGACGATCAGTTCATCTCGGCCTTGTTGGTCGACGAGGCTATGAAGCGGCCCAAGTACAAAGACCAATCAGCCCCAATTGTGATCGGCGTTGACCCCGCGCGGTTCGGCGCGGATGCGACAGTCATTGCGATCAGGCAAGGGCGGGACATTATCTCGATCCAGCGCCACAGGGGCGACGACACCATGACGGTGGTCGGTCATGTGATCGAGGCGATTGAGGAATATAAGCCTACTTTAGTAGTAATCGACGAGGGTGGCCTCGGGGCTGGTATTGTCGACCGCCTGAAAGAGCAGCGTTACAAAGTCAAGGGCATTAACTTCGGTAATAAGTCAACGAATCCCATCATGTACGGCAACAAAAGGGCTGAAATGTGGGGGAAAATGAAGGATTGGCTCAAAACAGCCTCAATTCCGCTTGACAGGTTCCTGAAAACTGATCTAATTTCGCCTATGATGAAGCCCGACTCCAAGGGTACTATTTTCTTGGAGTCGAAAAAGGACATGAAGGCGCGCGGTTTGGCGTCACCAGACGCGGCTGACGCGATCTGCGTGACTTTTGCCTTTGCCGTGGCCCACCGTGAGGCGCGTGAACCCACGCAGCGCCGCACATACAGTGATCGAAGCGTGGCTACTACATCTTGGATGGGGTCGTGATGGCTAAAAAGTCAGTATCTCTAAGTGTCGGGCGCGGCGAGAAGTTGCCGGTCAGCAAAGGCGCTGGCTTGACGGCCAAAGGGCGTGAGAAGTACAACGCCGCGACTGGCTCAAACCTCAAGGCGCCAGCACCCAACCCCAAGACCAAAGCAGACCAAGGTCGCAAGGACTCATTTTGTGCAAGGATGGGCGCAGTAGCGGCCAACGCCAAGGACGGCGAACGCGCTAAAGCGGCTCTTAAACGATGGAAGTGTTGATATGCAAAAGCCCGGACTCTATGCAAACATTCACGCCAAGCAAGCCCGCATCAAAGCTGGCTCTGGCGAGAAGATGAACAAGCCTGGCAGTAAGGCAGCGCCTACGGCCAAGGACTTTAAAGAATCAGCCAAGACGGCTAAGAAGAAATAATCATGGCAAATACTAAACCCATTGGCGTCGCATACGAAGATCAAAACATCATCGGCGCGGATATTGTCAAGGCTACCAACATTGCCACCACTGGCACAATTGGCTATGCCGCTGGCGCTTACGACACCGTAACGCAGACCAACAACAAGACTACAGCGGTCACAATCAACACGCCTTCTGGCCAGATTATCACGGCCAACGCGCAGATGGCCCCCAGCGCCAATGCGGTGTTTGTGGTCAATTGCAGCACAGTCAGCACCAAAGATGTGGTGGTAATCAGTGTGGCCTCTGGCGGCACTTTGGGTGCGTACAACGTGTTCATTGTGGCCGTTAGCAATGGCTCGTTCACGGTAGAAATTAAGAACGTGACCAACAATGCGTACAGTGAAGCGATCCATTTGAACTACGCCATTTTCCACACGGAGACTTAAATGCCACTCGTCAAGTCCAAATCACCCGAAGCCTTCCGCAAGAACGTCAAAGCTGAAGTGCAAGCTGGCAAGCCCGTCAAGCAGGCCGTGGCCATAGCGTACTCGGTCAAGAGAAGTGTTGCGGAAAAGAAGAAAAAATGAAAGCACTCCAAGACTGCATCATCATTGAGCGCGATGTTGAAAAGCATCCCTTGTTTGTATTGCCTGCGAACTCACAGACCGAAACCGGCATTGCCGTGGCTGTTGGGCCAAAATGCCTAGACATCAAGGTCGGTGACCATGTATACTTTGGCGTAGGGCAAGAATTTAAACAAGACGGCAAGATGTATGTCGTCATGCGTGAGCCTCATATTTTAGGGGTTTTGGAATGAATGATCCAACCGGAATAGTCGCAGCCGCTAACGTAGCTGCTGGCGGCAAACCACCAAAGTCTGATTCAGACATTCTGACAACCGCCCGCGCTCGGTTGGACATGGCCGTCGCCGCATTGGCCGAAAGCCGTGAGGATGAGATTGACGATCTGCGCTTTTATGCCGGATCTCCTGACAACCACTGGCAGTGGCCTGCTGACGTACTGGCCACCCGTGGCGCGGTGCAGGGTCAGACGATCAACGCGCGTCCAACTTTGACAATTAACAAACTGCCGCAGCACGTTCGTCAAGTGACGAATGACATGCGTCAGAATCGCCCAGGCGCACGGGTTATTCCTGTGGATGACGATGCTGATGTGGAAGTGGCAGACATTTTCAACGGCATGATCCGTCACATCGAGTACATCTCTGATGCTGATGTGGCATACGACACGGCGTGTGAAAACCAAGTTGCTTACGGCGAGGGTTACATCACCCTGATGACCGAGTACTGCGACGAAAACACATTCGATCAAGACATCAAGATTGGCCGTATCCGCAATTCCTTCTCGGTCTACATGGATCCATTGATCCAAGACCCAACGGGCGCGGATGCCAAGTATTGTTTTATCACCGAAGACCTGACAAAAGCAGAATATGAGCGCCAGTACCCCGATGCTGCGCCTATCTCTACGCTCCAGTCCCTTGGTGTGGGTGACCAGTCGATCAGCAACTGGCTCAATGAAGACACTGTACGCATTGCCAGCTATTACTACATTGACTACGACAAAACCAAGCTAAATTTGTACCCTGGCAACCAGTCGGCCTTTGAAGGCACGCCTGAAGACAAAATGCTCAAAAGCATGTTTGGCAAACCAGTCAAATCACGCATGTCTGAGCGCCCACGGGTGATGTACTGCAAGATCAACGGCTACGAAATCCTTGAACAAAAAGAGTGGGCTGGCAAATGGATTCCCGTGATCCGTGTTGTTGGCAACGAATTTGAGGTCGATGGCCGTTTGTATGTCTCTGGCTTGGTGCGTAACGCCAAAGACGCCCAGCGCATGTACAACTACTGGGTGTCTCAGGAAGCTGAGATGCTGGCTCTGGCCCCCAAGGCTCCGTTTATTGGCTATGGTGGCCAGTTTGAGGGCTATGAGGACAAGTGGAAGACCGCCAACACAAACAATTGGCCCTATCTGGAGGTCAATCCTGACGTTACAGACGGCCAAGGCGCAGTCTTGCCACTACCCCAGCGGGCGCAGCCGCCAATGGCCTCTACGGGCCTATTGCAGGCCAAATCGGGCGCATCTGAGGACATTAAGTCCACAACTGGTCAATATAACGCCTCTTTGGGCATGGGAAGCAACGAACGCTCTGGTAAAGCCATTCTGGCCCGCCAGCGTGAGGGTGATGTAGGTACTTACCACTACGGTGACAACCTGACCCGTGCCGTGCGCCATGTGGCTCGTCAGTTGGTGGACTTGATCCCCAAGATTTACGACACACAGCGTATTGCTCGCATCATTGGTGAAGACGGCGAGACTAAGATGGTCAAGATTAACCCTGACCAGCCTCAACCCGTCAACAAGATTGTCAACGAGCAGGGCATTGTGATCGAGAAGATCTACAATCCAGGCGTCGGCAAGTACGACGTGGTGGCCACAACTGGCCCAGGCTACGCAACCAAGCGCCAAGAGGCATTGGAAGCCATGGCTCAACTGTTACAGGGTAATCCCCAACTGTGGCAAGTGGCTGGCGACTTGTTTGTCAAGAACATGGACTGGCCTGGCGCACAGGAGATGTCCAAGCGCTTTGCCAAGACCATTGATCCCAAGTTCTTGTCGGATGGTGACGAAGATCCGGCATTGCAGGCGGCTCAACAACAGATTCAGGCCATGGGCGCTGAGATGGAGCAGATGCACCAGATGATTCAGAATGTCGGCAAATCAATCGAGATGCAGGACTTGGAGCGCAAGGACTTTGAGGCTCAGATCAAACTTTATGATGCCGAAACCAAGCGCATTGCTGCGGTGCAGGCCGGTATGACCGAAGAGCAGATCCAAGACATCGCCATGGGCGTGGTTGCTGCGGCCATGGAGTCGCAGAGCATGATGAACCAGATGCCTGAGATGCTGCCTCCGCAGGAAGAAATGCCACCAGAACAAATGATGCCCCCACAAGGAATGCCACAATGAAAGCGAATGAATTTTTAGGCTTGCTGTTCCTAGCCCGTGACGTTGCGCACAGTGTTCACCTGAACACCCGCAGTTTTAGCAAGCACGAAGCACTGAACATCTTTTATAACCGCATCATTGGTGCGGCTGACGACTTTGCCGAAGCCTATCAAGGCCGTCACGGTCTGATTGGCCCCATCACCCTGCATTCGGCCAAAAAGACGGCTAATATCATTGAATTCCTGCAAGATTCACTTGCTGAAATTGAAGCCGCAAGATACGATGTGTGTGATAAATCAGACTCATCACTGCAACAATTGATAGATAATATCGTTGAGGTATATCTCCGGACTTTGTACAAACTTAAATTCCTCGCATAAGGAACCATGATGGAACTTCTCAACCCCCTATCAAAGACCGACTTTCCCGGTCGCACAGCTTCGTACACCGGCACTGCTGCTAATACTGCTGACTGGAACCCCGGCCCCGAAGGTGTGGTGATCTGGTCTACAACCCCTTGCTATGTGGAAGTTGGCCCAGGTGCTGTGGCCACGACAGCCAGCACCCCGATCCCTGCATTTACCCCAATTCCGTTCTATGTGATCATGGGCACTGGCGCTCCTTTCCGAGTCAGTGCCATCCGCATTGCGGATGACGGCGTGATCTACTGCAAACCCATCAACAAGCAATGAGCTTCGGTGTCGCCCTTCGCAATGCGCTAGGTCTTGGGCTTGGCGGCATTGCTACGCTGTTTACAGGCACACGCGACAGTGGCGGCTCCGTGGGCAACCTTCTCACCGAATCTGGCGACAACCTCGTCCAAGAGGACGGTGGGCAAATTCTTTTGGAGTGACCTAAATGGCCGTCAATCTCTCTCCCGTGGGCGGCGTTGCGGCCCAGTTCTTCACAAATACCGGCGCAGTTCTGACTGGCGGCAAGTTGTTTACATACCTTGCAGGGACTACTACGCCTGCAACGGCTTACACTTCGTCACAAGGCACAACTGCTTGGACTAACCCTATCGTTTTAGATGCTGCTGGACGTGTGTCTGGCAGTGGTGAGATTTGGTTGACTGACGGCGTTCTTTACAAGTTTGTTTTGAAAGACTCAAATGATGTGTTGATTGCTACTTACGACAACATCGCCGGTATCAATTCCAATTCAGTGGCTTACACCAATCAACAACAGATTGTGACTGCCACTGCTGGTCAGACGGTGTTTAATTTGTCGATCAGCTATCAGCCCGGCACAAACAGTTTGTCTGTATTTGTCGATGGCGTGAATCAATACGGCCCTGGCGCTCAATATGCGTACACCGAGACTGACAGCGACACTGTGACCTTTGTGTCTGGTTTGCATGTTGGTGCTGAAGTTAAGTTCACCACGACTCAGCAACAAGGTGCTGGCGCAGTAGACGCTTCTCAGGTGTCTTACACACCCGCTGGCACTGGCGCGGTCACAACCAATGTGCAAGCCAAATTACGTCAGACTGTCAGCGTGATGGATTTTAGAGCCGTAGGTGATGGCGTGGCAAATGACACCGTGGCGGTTCAAACGGCGTTGAACTCAGGATTAGATATTGTTTTTCCAGAAGGCGAATACCTTATCACTGACACGGTGACAATGGGCGCAACTGGCCAATCTTTAGACCAGCGCAACAACCGCAACATTACAATGCTTGGCACTGTTGTTTACAACGGCCCTCAAGATCGTGCAGTTTTAGAATTTGGTGCTGCTGGCGAATATATGTCGAATTGCACTTTTGTAATTCGTGTTCGCGCTGCAAACGCGCCAACTTGGGCAAGTGAAGATTACATTGGTGTTTCGCTAATTAACCCTAACACTTGCCAAATTAATATTGAATTGGCACAACAATTTACGGTTGGTGTGCGTTATCTTGGTTGGGATCAAGGCGCGTACTACAACACAATTTTCCACGGTTTAATTTACGACAACAAAATTGGCGCGTTGTATTCTTCTAAAGGAAACGCTGCCGGCGTATGCAATGAAAATTACACTTTTGGTGGCCGATATGTTGTTGATTCAGCGGTCAACCTTGGGATATCTCGGTATGGTGTTGTAATTGGCAGCGTTGATGGCAATTATGTAGATAATAACGCTAACAGTTTTTATGGGTTTTCCACAGAAATTTCGGCTTCAAATTTGACTGGCGGCGCTGTTGCTTACGGCATTTGGATTCAACACGGCATACAAAACATTTTTAGATCATGGCGAACTGAAGCGGCAGGAACAACCAATAGCAGCGCAAATGTTTTGATTTCAAATGCCTCTAGTGGCAACATTTTTGAGGCATCGTATGGTGCTGTAGTTGTAAATGACCTATCGTCATTACCAAATGTTGACATTAGCGGCCCAGCAATTGCTCACAAACTTAATGTTCGTAAAGGTTGGAACAGCGGTAATCTTGGTCGCATCGCCACACAATACAACGCCACCGAAATTATGGTTCCTGGTTGCGATCTATATTCGACTGGCGATGCAGTTGCGTACAATTACCTTGGTGGTTGGCAAATTGACAACAAAGATTACATTGAAACCACAAGCGGGCGCGGAGTAGGCATTTCCGTAGATACGGTTCAGCAAAAACAATTTCTTGCTTGCGTTGATGCTGTATCAAATTTTGGTGGTCGAGTTGCTGTTCGATGCTATGACGCAAACGGTGCAGTTTTGACCGGCAGTTCTCCAACGTATGCTAAAGGTACAAGTGGTTTAACCTTGACGTACAACGCCACAACTCAGTCGTATGCAACTGGTGGTGACAACAATTTCAGCATTATGTTTACCGTGACCAGCGATGTAAAAAGCATTGATGTCATGTTTACATCTGGAACGGCGGCATTGAAAATAAAATCGTTTGGTGTGTACGCAGTAGGCCTTATCAGCAACGACGCGAACTTGACGGTGTTTAACCGTGCTGCGGGTGTGTCTGCTGACAAAACACGATACGGCACATTGATTCCTGTGTTGGGTTGGTATGTTCCGACCGACATTGTGAAACGCTACCCGCCCGCATCGGGTCAGCCTCTTGGATGGACTTGCACGGCAGGGTCTTTTCAAACTACTGGCACTGTTAATTCTGGCAGCAATAGTTTGACAGTTGCATCAGCAGGGTCTGCACCTTTTGCTTTGGCAATCGGTATGGGCATCACGGTTGTTGGCGCAGGAGCTGCTGGCGCAAACTTACGCACCACAATCACCAACGTATCGGGAACAACTATTACGTTGGCTGCAAACGCTGGCACTTCTGTTACAAACGCTCAAGTCACCACAGCCGGATCATGGGCTGCGCTGGCTAACCTTTAAGGATAAATCATGGCAGATAAAAAGATTTCCGCACTAACCGCCGCTACCACGCCATTG